AATCTCCATCACCCTATCTAAGTCACCCATACCAGAGTCAATAAGATCTCTCAGATTACGCCGTGCATAATCGTAATCATCTTCTACGTCCTTATTCGTATTGTCAGGTGGTAGGACTTCTTGTAATGTAGAATCCACGTCAAGCAACTCACCCATCTTATCGTTAAATCCCATGACTATCACCCATAAAAGAATGTGTTGGCAGCGAAACCATAGTCATCGTCTGAATCGATTAGACTACGATGAATGGACGCTGCACTGTTTGATGTTGGTAGACCATCAGCGGTAAGACCAGGAACGATAACCACTCGACTGCTCTTCTCTGTGTCTGGTGCTGTGTTAGCATAGAAATCTACCTGTGTTCTTGTAATCACACCAGAGTTTGTAGTAGGACCATATAGATAACCCTTCATTGTGAAGTTTAGATCCCACATTAAAACACGGCGAGACATGAAGTCTGCATCGTAAGAGTCTTGTAAACTCACACTATTTAACACCGTTGGAATGTCCATTGAGATATCCATATCAGGCATAATATTGACTGACATATTCCACTCTGGCTTGAAGTATGGTAGAATCTGTTCTAAGATCTGTGTACCATCATCTGCATTCTTTACCATGATAGATAATGTGAAATCGATATTATATGGCACTGGTGTGTATTGTGTTCTCAGCAAAGTCTTATCTGAAAATACGAATGAGTTTTTCTGCGTTGAGTTTAACTTTCTAATTGGATCGTAATTGATACCCGTCAACTCAAAACCTAAACGTGGGAGCGAAATAGCAATTTCTCTATCTAGATTAGGGTCAGTATCCAGTCTTACCAGAAACTTTTGCTTTGGTCCATAGGCAATAGGCACAGCAAGTGTCTGCACTCGACTGCTGCCATTGTTACGTTGAATCGTAAGGTCGTTGAACATACTTCCAAAGACAATGACATACTTACGCATTAGACCATGTGAGAAATATCCAAACATTAGAATGTACCCTCCGACCATGGATCATCTTCAGAGAAATCAACGATGCCGCCTGATAGAATGTCAGCAGTGAACAAATTATTATTGGCTTGTGCGTCTGTTGCTTCGACTGTATATTCCTGCATCAAACTGCCACCATCTTCTGCGAGCAATGAACCATCTTCGCCGTCTAGCAATAGTTCATTGTCAAGGATATTGAGACTGAACTTATCTTCAATCTCATCAATCTCAGTGATACCCGTGTCGATTGCTTCAGAACTGTATTCAAACAACTCACACCGCAAGTCGTATGTCTGAAGTCTGCCTGTCTGATAGAACAGTGATTCGTGTTCGACGTGCTTGATCTCAAACGTCTTATCTACCATTGGAAAGTAAATCAAATCACCTTCGTTTGGTCTGTTAGACGTAATAGCATACCCATCGCCTGTGCCTTCTTCAAGCACGATAGACTCGGTTTCGTGATTGCCTGTTAGAAACTGCCGTGATGGTGTAGTTGTGCTTGCATCTTCCATGAGAAGGTTGTAGCCAACTTCTGTCATCAACTTCTCTGATCTGATTTGGTCAAAGCGTTTGCGAGCAATCGTGAAGGTAATCTCATCACGGATCTGAAGACCAAAACGTGATAGCAAGTCACCTTCACCTTCAAACCCTTCAACATTCTTGATATACATCTCAACATCAGCAGCATCGTTGAATGAAGATAATGGGTCTTCACCATACAGATTGTCTCGTGCTACGATGGTGCGTGGGACATACTTAACATCGTGACCATAGATTTTGATAGACTCAATCGTTAAATCTTCTACGAGGTCTTGCTCACGCCCATAATTGAAATGATTAAAATACTGATTGACAGCCATTTCATTATCCTGACATATCGTGTACTGGTAGACTGTAACTTGCGATCATTTCTTCTTCGAGTTTTTGAATTTCTTCTCGTGCTTCAGACATAACTCTTGGACCATCAAGTGTGATACCACCAGGAAGTTGTACGCCAGCAAACTTAGAAAGGTTCTCGCCCCATTGTCTTTTAAACAGTGCCGTACCATAGCGAAGCAACCATCTGTCATTCCACACGTCTGTGTATAAATCTGGATCTGTTGCTCGATAGGCTTCGATGACGATGTATTGACCGACTGTGATTTCATCCCAGTCCATACGAATGTATAATCTGTTTACATGGCGGTTGAAGTCGATTGGTTGCTTGCCAACAAAGATTTCTTCCATGGTAGCAATGTTTGTCAATGCACTGACATATCCAGAATAGGTAGCACTTGAAAACTGATAGAGATCATTTAGATGAATCTGATAACGCACGTTGAATAGACTTGATGCACCAACACCCGTGTCGTCAATATCGAATACACGAACGATGCCTTGAATGTTCTCAGCGATAGGAATGTATTTGTTAGCAATATCATCAGCCGTAATTTGGTGTGACATATAATCATGAATCGTACCATCATAGTGATAGTCACGATAGTATTGTAATGCTTCGTCAATTCTATCCTCTAACTGCTCATCGTCTACATTGATATCGATGACAGGAGAACCGAGATTGCGAAGACAGTATTGCTTGAATGCTTCTCTTGATGTTGGTTTTGCCATAGTGACCTCTTATACTGGTTGCGTTATATTTATAAAAAAAGGGGAAGACTAAATCCTCCCCTTTTTGAAGTAATATTGAGTGTTAATGTTTTAAGCTTTAAGATATCTAATAATGACGATACCTTTACCACCCTTGGCACCGGCTTCGATGCCATGACCGCCGCCGCCATGACCGGCACCACCACCAGAGTGGGCACCTTGGGTGCCGCCAGATGGATAATACAATGCGCCATGACCATACCCATACCGTCCATTAAAATCATACGGCAAGTTTACAGCACCTGTGGGACCACCACCCCCTCTTCGAAGATAGTGGTAATCGTACGGGAACGGACCGGGCATCTCAGATTTGACTGCGCCACCACCACCAGCGCCATAAAAACCAGCAGGTCCAATTACATTCCCCAAGTCAGTATTTGTCCCAATTACTGGTGAGAGAATAGGTGCGGAAAATTGTGGTAAAAATACACCCAAACCTCCATGACTTCCGCCTTGTCCGGGTACACCAGCGCCACCAGCACCGCCGCCACCGCCAGCGGTCTTTGAATTACTTGGGTGTGTGCTGCCGGTACCACCAGGATTACCTTGAGGTGGTGTTGTTGGTGGAGTATTTCCTGTTCCATAATCGGTCCTACCATATCCGGCACCACCACCAGAACTGCCATCCTGACCAGATTGGGTTGGTGAAGGTCTACCGCCAGCACCACCACCAGCAGCGGTAATTGTAGCGAATGTTGATGGACTACCATTATAACTTGGACTAAATGCTGTACTCGGGTTCCAGGCAGGAACGCCGTCGCCGCCACCATTGCCAACAGTAATTGGATATGATCCAGGTGTTAGAGGATCTAAAAATCCTTGTCTCACACCACCGCCGCCACCACCGCCGCCGAGCTGGTCGGGCCAATTTGAACCAGGACCGCCATGACCGCCTCCACCAACAACAAGATATTCAACTTGTCCTTCAGCACCAGTCATGGTAAAGGTTCCAGGTGATGTAAAAACGTGATACACATGGGTTGGTGTGGTTATTTCTCCACCACCAGAACCTGTAATACCAGGACCGGAGTAATGCCTGTGCCCAAAAACTTCTAGACCAGAACCTTTAATCGATCTACCTCTACCATCAACACCAGTATCAGCATCGTTTCTAATCCACTCACCTTTACTGATTTTTTTGTTTTGGTCTTTCAAACTCCAGACAGATGATAGGAACTTATTATCGGTTGTGGTAGTAGTTACTTCAGCGGTCAACCCGACAGCAGATGTTGGTGGAGTGAAGGCTGCGGTATATAATGCTGCCCCATTAGTGATTCTAACATCGTCAAGATAACCTCGTATGCCATCGTTGATACTATCAAACGACGACCCAACTCTTAAAGTTGCACCAGCGGGATAATTAGAATCACCAATTGAAGCAGCTATTGCTGATGTTTTTCCTGTTACCGCCTGAATCAAAGAGCCATCTTTAAATGCTCTAAAGGTAGAACCTTCTCTGGTAATTGCGTAATGTGTCCAAGTATTGAAAGGAATAGCAGCGGCGGAATTATAGTCAAACATAAGCCAGCCAACTTGACCATTATCTAAACCTATAAAACATTCAAAACCACCACCTCGTCTTAAATTAATTCTAAAACCATAACTATAATTTCCAGTACCGTTGGCGACGACATTACCTGCATTAGGAAGATAATATTCGAGTACTGTGGCTGCGCTGTTGCTATCGCTTGTCATGTATGCCCAAAGTTCAATAGTAAAATCGTTAGAACCAAATTCAAATTGACCACCAGAAATATCAATACAGTCACTCTGGTTAATAAAATTTCCACTGCCAGCACCAAACTTTTTCACTGATGTTGTGACGGCTGCACTATTTTGAGCAGTAACACTATGAGAATTGGTAGAATCATCATTTAAATCAGAATCAAATGGTAAGTAAAGATCGATATCAGCACTAGCTGATGTTGTCACGGTCGTTGTAACAGCACTGTTAGCAAACCCCCGTTTGTTTTTACCTAAACCTCTAGCCATTAATCTGTCCCTCCGATTTTAATTTCTTTTATTTATTTTATGTCCATTTTGGTCCACGGAACCAACAAACTAATGATCTACGAATGCCTCTAGTCACGGGTTTAACACGGTGATAGGAAAAGGATGGAAAGAACAACGCTGAACCCTTATCTCTGAAATGAGGTAATGGCACTGCCTTTGTTTCAAAATACCCTTCTCCACCTAAATCTTTATCTTCTTTATCATGTCTATTTATACCAGACATAAGTTCAAACTCCCCACCATCATAGTCTTTAGGGTCGCTTAACTGAATGCTGCAACTAATCTTTCGTACAGTGCCAGTCAGAATATGGTTGGGGTCAGCGTCTGGATGTAATGTCCTGTCGTTTGTAATTGTGTCTGTATGCCAGTGATAATGGTTTTCATCACCATAATAAATGGTATATTGGATTGGTTCAATTGCTGTGATATTATAGTTCCAACCCGAATGTGCGTTGACTTCTGCTAATGGTCCACGCAACATACTATACAATTCTTCATTATCATGCCAAGAAACTTTATTCTTACGAATGGTATGATTAG